CGGCGCCGGTTACGGTCCGGCGCCCTCCGATGTCCCGGCGCCTCTGCGTCATGCGGTCAAGTTGCTGGCCTCGCATTTTTACGAGATCCGCGAGCCCGTCGCGATCGGCCCGAGCGCAACCGAGCTGCCGATCTCGATCGACCGGCTGATCTCTGCCTATCGGCGGTGGTTGCGATGATCGGGCGCCTCGATCAGATCATCGATCTCGAGCGGGCGGTCAAATCGCCCGATGGCGGTGGTGGCACCGAGCGGACATTCGAGTCATTCGATGAGGCGAATGACCCGCACCCTTGGGCGCGTGTGGTTCTCAAGGCCGGCGGTGAAGGTGAGGCGCAAGGTCGCCCCTCGGCGCGCGTTGTTGCTGAGTTCACGATCCGCTCGCGGGGTGACGTGACCGAGCGTGACCGCATCCGCTGGGATGGCCGGGTCTGGAATATTACGTCTCTCGGGCGCAATGGCGCGCGGGCAAAGTATCAGACGATCACGGCTGTCGCGGGCGATCTCTCATGAGGCTCGATCTCGAGGTCGAGGGTGTCGAGGAGATCGCGAAAATCCTCGAGGATGTGGCGCCAAATCAGGCGACAAACATTGCGCGCGCCACCATGCACGGGATCGCCGCCGAAATCAGGGATGACGCTAGGGACAAGGCGCCGCGTGAGGATGGGATCTTGCGCAAGGCGATCAAGGCCAAGCGGCGCCGGATGAGTTTCGGCGCGATCGGTTCGGATGTTCTGGTCGAGCGCCGCGCATTCTATTGGCGGTTTCTTGAATATGGAACGACACGAATTTCTGAGGTTGCATTTTTTCTGCGGTCCCTGCGCGCGATAGAGCCGCGCCTGCCGCAGATCTATCGCGAGCAATTTGTTAAAAAACTGATCGCGGCGATCGAGCGTGCAAAAAAGAGGTCTGCGAAATGAGTGTTGAGTTTGCATTGCAGACGGCCCTTTTCGAGGGTCTGTCCGGTTCTGCTGAGCTGTCTGCGCTGGGGGTGTCGATCTATGACGTGCCGCCGCAGTCTGAGGATGGTGAGCCTGCGGGCGATTTTCCGCAGATCGCCATGGGTCGAATGATTTCGATTCCGCTGGATACTTCGAGCCGCGTCGGGTTCGACGTGGTTATCCGCATTCATACGCGCAGCGCGACCGGCTCACTCAAGGAATGTCGCGAGATCCAGGCTCACATTTACAAACTTCTGCACCGCGAACCCTTGGCGGTCGCGGGCTTCAATATGTTCTCGCTCCGGCGGGAAAGCTCCGATTGCGACCGTGACCCGGATCGCATCATCCACGGCGTTTGCGAGTTCCGCGCGCTAATCGAAACTTCCTGAAAGGATCAAGAGACATGACCAAAACCGCAGGCATGGACGCCGTTTTCAAGAAAGGCGGCACCCCGATCGCGGGTGTCCGCGTGTCGGGCTTTACGCGTGACGCCACCCCGATCGATGTGACCGACAAGGATTCGAAAGGCTTTGCTGAAATGCTTTCGGGCAAGCACGCGTCTGCCTCGCTGTCCCTGAATATCGAGGGCCTCGAGGAGGATGGTGTATTGCAAGGGATTGCTCTTGACCCCGAGGCAAACTGGCTCCTGGATGATGTGACCCTCGAGCTTTCAAATGGTCACACTCTGGGCGGTGACTTCTGGTTCGGAAACTACACCGAGGGTAACCCGCACGACAACGCGACGACCTTCTCCGGGTCGCTTACCTCCTCGGGTAAGTGGACCTTTGCCGCGACTGTATAAGGGGCCTATCTGATGAAGGGTTTTGAGCCTGTAACTCTTACTTGGGCTGGCGAGGACTATTCGGTCCCCGCCGCCCGGCAAATGATGTTGATCGCCGAAATCGAGGACGCCATTTCGGGCCGCTCTGGTATCCCGGCCCTGGCAATCCTGGCGCGGGGCGGTGGCCCCTCGCATTCGCGGCTCGCTGGCGCCTATGGCGCTGCGTTGCGCTACGCGGGTGCTGCGGTCACTGACGAGGCGATCTATCTCGCGATCATGGAAGGTTTCGCCGCTGCCGATGCGGATAACGCTGTCCTTGTGCAAGATGCTGTGCTTGGTCTTCTGTCGATTATTTCCCCGCCTGCTGCGCGCGCCCTTGCGGCGCGGGATGATGGCGCGAAAAAAAAGTCCCCGATCAGCCCGGCCCCGGACTGATTGAAACCTACTACATGCTTCTGGTTGGGCGGGGGTGGGTGACGCGCGAGGAGTTTTGGCGCCTGCCTCCTGGCGAGGTTCATTGGCTCCTCGCGGCCCATATCCCGCCCGATGAGGGGGGCGAGGCTGGCAAGTTTGATCGGCTGCACGACATGTTGAAAAAGGCGAAAGAGGAGGCGAGCGGTGTCTAAGGTTGTCGGCGATATTGCTGTCACGGTCGGGGCGGATATTTCTCACCTAAAGCGCGGAATGCGTGACGGGTCGGGGCATGTGCGAAAGTTCGGAAAGGATGCCGATGCCTCCTCGGCGCGCCTGGCGAAAATGGGCAAGGTTGCCGGTGCTGCGGCTGTCGCGGTTGTGACGGCTGTGGGGGCGATTGCGGTGCGTGGCGCAGAAACCGCGCGCAATCTGGAAAATCTCTCGCGTGTTGCGAACACGAATGTTGAGGATTTTCAGCGCATGGCGCTTGCGGCGCGCACTGTTGGGATTGAGGAGGAAAAGCTCTCTGATATTCTCAAGGACGTGAACGATCGAGTCGGCGATTTCCTGTCGACCGGCGCCGGCCCCATGGCGGATTTTTTTGAGTATATCGCGCCGCAGGTCGGTGTGACTGCTGATCAGTTTGCAGCCCTGTCGGGTCCGGATGCTTTGCAGCTCTATGTGAGCTCGTTGGAAAAAGCGAACCTGTCCCAGCAGGAAATGACGTTTTATCTCGAGGCCATGGCCTCGGATACAACGGCGCTCTTGCCGCTTTTGCGTGAGGGCGGGCAGGGTCTTTCCGAGTTTGCCGCCGAGGCTGAGGCCCTGGGTTTGATTTTGGATGCGGAGACGGTTGCGGGTGCCGCTGCCGCAACTGATGCTTTTGATGATCTCGCTGCGGTTGGCTCCGCTGTCGCGGTGAAGGTCGCCGCCGGTTTGGCGCCGGCGCTCGAGTTGGTTGTCGGTCACCTGGTCAATCTCGTGAATGGGATGTCGGCTGCGGCTGGTGCGGTCAGTGATTTCCTTGACCCTCAATCTGAGCTCGAAATCGTGACCGATAACCTTGTCGCCGCGTTGGGTGATGAGATCCAGCAATCGCAATTGCTTGAGACTGCAATCGGTCAGGGCACGAAAATTTCTCTGGCTGCGGCACAACAAAAATACGCGGAGGCGCGTGCTCGGCACGAAAATGTCCGCGCGATCATCGCGGAGCGTCGGGCGCTTGCCCTGGGGTCAGGGGAGTTTAAGACGCTAACCGCCGATATTGCCGACGCTCAAAGCGCCCTTAACACGATGGGGTTTCCTGCGATCGACGCGGCCGTTTCTCACCGCGCGGATTCCTTCGAGGAGCAACAACAGCATATTGCCGATCTTATCGTGCAGCGACAGGAGTTGCTGGCCGTTGATGGGGAAATGAATGATCAGCTTGAGCGGACGGAGGAAAACCTTCTGGCGATTGAAACGGCCTTGGGTGGTGCTGCTGGTGGTGTTGTGAATTTGGGTGGTGATGTTGTGCGCCCGATTGAGCCCTCCGATCGGCGAAGTGGCGGCGGTGGCGGCGGCTCGAGCCCCGCAACACAGTTCACGCCGGAGGACTTTGAGAAACTGCAAAGCGACTTTGCAACCGAGCTCGAGCTTTTGGAGGAGGGCTATGCAACTCGCCAAGCTGCTCTTGAGGCGGCGCGCGCGAAAAAGCTCGCGACCGAGGCCGAGTTCAATGATCTTGAATACCGCATGAAAGAGGAGCACGAGGCGGCGCTCCTAGATCTCGAGCAACGTCGTCGCGCTGCAATGCTTGATGGAATGTCTGGCATGTTTGGTGACCTATCGTCGTTGATGCAGTCCGAAAACAAAAAGCTGTTTGCGGTTGGCAAGGCGGCGGCAATCGCCGATGCGTCGATCAAGGGGTATCAGTCTGCGGTTGATGCCTGGCAAAAAGGTATGTCGACGGGCGGACCCGGCTTGGCTGCTGCGTTCACTGCCGCATCGCTGGCAAAAACCGGAATGCTAATTAGCAACATTGCCTCAACTCAGCACAACGGCGGCGGCGCGCAATCTGCGGCCTCATCCGCTGCGGTTCCTGCGGTGGCTGAGACTGCGGCCCCGGCGGCGCAACAGGTCAATATCAACCTCGGTGACTCGATGATCTTTCCTCGGTCCGCTGTGGTTTCTTTGATGGAACAAATGTCGGATGCCATGGCAGACGGCGCAACTTTCACGGTGAGCTGATGATTGTCTTTGAGCCCGGATATACCTTGCCCGATGGCGATGCGCCGCTTTCTCATGCTCGGATCGCTCACGCCGAGACCTGGGTGTCTGGTGTGGCGTCCGCATCTTCTACGGCTGCGGGCGGGCATTATGGTGTGGACGCGCCGTCCAACAGCACGACATATGATCGATGGCGTCCGAATGCTGTCGGTTGGAGTTGGTGGTCGATCGTGTTGGATGCCCCGGCGCAAGTCGATTATTGCTTTATCGCCGCGCATGATTTGGGCTCGACCGCAACGCGCGTGCTGGTTCAGGCGTTCCAGGATGGTGCATGGGTGACGATTGGGTCCGCTGAGCCAACAACGGATGCGCCGCTATTTTTTATCTTTGAGCCGCGCACTGTTGACACGCTCAGGATTACCTTTGGCGCGTTTTTCGATGTCCCCGAAATCGGCGTGATCCGGTTTGGTCGCGCGCTCCAAATGCCTGAGCGCGCAACTTATGGCGGTCACAAGCCCCTTGATATGTCACGCGCGACAACCTTGCGTGGTGCGCGTTCCGTTCGTGGTGCTTGGCTGTCAACGTCGATGATCAGAGGCGCGTTGTCTGGGTCTTTCTCTTGGCGTGATCTGCCAACGGCGTTCGCGCGCGGGGAGTTGCGCACGTTCTTGAGGGCGACCGAGGGTGAGGCTTTTGCTATTGCGTGGCGTCCCGACAAGCACCCCGAGGATGTGGCGTATTGCTGGACGCCTGGCGGCTCGCCACCAATTCCTGTTGATCAGGGTGTCGGGGATCTCATGTCGTTAGATTTGACGGTCGAGGCGTTTTCTTATGAGTAACTCACAATTCCAGCGCGAGCCTATCACGATCGTTCGCATTGATCAGCCGGTTTGCGCTCACACATTTGGCGCGGCCCCTTGTGCCGCTTCGGGTGTGCCTTGCTATGCCACGCGTGCAACTTGCCGGGATGTTGCGGCATACGCCTCGGGGCCTGGTGATGCGGTGTCCTTGTATTTCGGCAAGGCTGGGGGGGGGCGTCCGAGCGACGCGATCCACCTCATGCCGTTTCTTTCGGCGGTCTCAACGGCCCCGGCGAAGATCAATCTTTCCGGCGCTGACCGCAATGCAAACCCGCTGGGCACGCGGGGCTCGGCAACGATCCGTTTTATCGACGCGCCGCACACTGACCGCGTGGTTGATCCTTATCGTGCGACGCGCGATCATGATCCCTTGTCTCGCGGCACGTTTTGGAGCAAATGGGTTCCGCGCAACAAATATGCCAAAGTCGGCGTGTTGGTCTGGATTTATCACGGCTATGCCGGTGATGCTTTGGTCGACATGGTGGCGCGGGCCTATGTGTGCGAGTCGATCGATTTTACTGGCGGCGCATCTATTTCGATGAAGTGCCGCGATATGCTGATCAAGGCGTCTGATATCGCTGCCCAGGTTCCACGGTTGTCGCCCGGCTCGCTGTTTGCTGATGTCGCTGAGGGCGCGCTTTCGATCGAGGTGGCTGAGGCGGTTCTGACTGATTATCCGGCGACGGGGACATTGCGCATCGGGTCGGAGGTTATGACCTACACGGCGATTGTGTTGAACGGTAGTGGCCGTCTCGACTTTACGATCGCGGCGCGCGCTTCTGATGATACAGAGCCCGCATCACACAAGGCCGGCGATCAGGTTCAGGAGTGTTTCCGTTTCGATGATGAGCCGATCGATGATGCGCTCGAGCGTCTCTTTCTTGGCTTCACGACGATTGCGTCTGAATATCTCGACTTGCCGGGTTGGGAGGTTGAGGAGGCTGATCACCTCTCGGCTTATCGTCTCGAGGGTCTGGTCACCGCGCCGATGGCTCTAAAAGAATTGTTGGGTGAGATTGCCGAGCAATGTCAGATTTTCCTGTGGTGGGATGAGCGCGCGCAGCTTGTGAAGATGCGCGCGGTTCGGGCGGTGACCGAACCGCCACGTGTTTTGGATGAGCACCGCCATATTCTCGAGGATTCTGTTTCGATCAAAGAAAAGCCGAAAGAGCGCGTGTCGCAGGTTTGGATTTACTTCGATCAAATTGACCCAACGGGCACGCTCAAGGCGGTTGAAAACTATCGTCGTGTTCAGGCCGACACGCGGCTCGACCTCGAGGCGCCTGAACTTTACGGTGAGCCAGCGATCCGAAAGATCTATGCGCGCTTTCTGCGCACGCGCGCGG